AATAAGAACTTGTTTAGCTCCCTAACAAAAGAGTAATTAGGCTGGTTGTTATGAAAAGATCTAGAACCCACTCTACGATAAACAATATCATCAGATTTATCTGAATCTGTCCAAGTGCCTCCACCAGCAGTACAGTCCGCTCTAGTGGTGTAACTAGTATTAGAACAAGCGCCTGTTTTTAGTTTCCTTAGTTCTACTACATCTAAATATCCATTAGGAATATCAATACTAGAATCCGAAGAAGTTACTGAAAATGTAGCTAATCTTTCTAATGTAGGAACTCTTAGTGATTCGTAAATCATAGCCTCGCCCATCTCAATAAATTGATCAAGCTGGCTATTTGTTAAGTCTGTTCTATTTAGCCAATCCGCAACCGCTGTGCGTAATGTAGCCTGATTGTTGATAGTGGCCATATAGGTCTCCTAATACAGTGAAGAATGCTTCACCTAAAATACATTAAATGAGGATACTCTGTTTTGATAATCCTCTTAAACTTTCTCATATCCTCTTGTTGGATATTTTTATCATGAATATTAATATGATGTTTGGTCATGATATCTAAAGCAATTGAATCCGGTACGTTACAATAAGGCTTAAACCCAGTGTCCCTTTTTTTTAAGAATCTACTATTCCTTGCTATATTCCTCTGTTCTTGCGCCCATTTCAAATGAGGTTCAATATCCTGTTCAACTCGAATACCAGAAGTATCTGCATGAACATGGTAATCTTTGTCTAAGAATTCATTTATCATATTAATCCATTTTATTTTTTTGTTACTCTTAACAACGAAAGCTCTTTAAACTCTTGTTGGTAAGAATAACCCCCACCCGAAAGTGGGGATTAAACTCAACTTTGCTTAACCTAATTAAGTCAATGCAACGTCAAAGATAACGCCATTACCCGTTGGAGACTTAGCCTCTAAAGTACACTCATGTACCATGTAAGAACGCAAAGAGTCACCATCTTCGTTGATGTCACGGAAATGAACAGGACGAAGAGTCTGAAGTGATAATAGAGAAGGATCGTAAACGAATACCTTGTCGTCATCCATTAAGTAGTTATGCACTAACTCAACATCACCAAAGTCTGACTCATATAAGTCAACTGATTGGCGTAACTTGCCTTTTTCGTCAATATTACGTCTAACGTTAGTGCCAGATCCAGCATTAACTAAGTTAGAGAAATTAACTTTATTAGCAGTTGACATCATTACTTTAGATGGAGCTGCTGATGTTTCGCCGTTAATAGAACGAAGAATATCATTAATGCTAGCTAAAGTAAAAGGCTCAGAAGCTTTACCTGTGCCTGAAGATGTCGCAACGTTAGAGCCATCACCTGTTGCCTGAGTAGTAGTTAATGAACCACCAGTAACTGATGCCATTGAAGTTGCTACACCAGCGTAAGACATGTAGCCACCCATCTTACGAGCGTAAGCTTGAATGTTGCCTGAAGCAGAAGAGCCTTGTGTGCCTTTAGTTTGAGTAGAAACTAACGTTTTCTCAATATCACGCATGATTTCTTTACCGCGCTTCTCAGTCTGGTATTTGAATTCAGACTTGCGGCCAGCTTTGTCTACAGCTTCAAGAGAACCTGAAACACGAATACCTTTAGTAAAGATCTGTGCCTTGTTATCAATCTTCTGTACAACAGGACCATCTGATTCTGCGAAGCTTGATCCTTCAACTGCTGCTTGCAATGAAGCTGCTGCTAAAGTATCAGTTGACCATTCATGAGTAATCGCTGAAGCTTTACCTTTACCGATTGAAGACATGAATGGGGTCATATCTCTGGAAATGTTAGAGATGTAATTTGCAAGGTCCTCACGTTGAGATCCTTGCGCTGAGTAACTGCCTGATATGGCAGTAGTACCAAATTTTGTAGCCATTTTGCTATCCTTATATTAAAACAATATAACTAGCTAAACAAATTATCAATAGCATTATCAAAGAGAACTTTATTATCTTTCTCTGATCCTTTGCCTTTATTGACTCGTTGCCTAGATTGTTCTACTGTGTTTGCTTTTTTAGTCGATTTCGAAACAGGCTTCTTAGTTGCAACTCTTTTTACAGGAGCTTTCTTTCGTTTTTTAGCTCCTTTAGAAGTTGTTTCAGATAACCTACGGAATTTGTCAACAAATGCAACCACTGCAGGATCGACCATAGAATCAACAAGCTGTTCAGGAAGCTGCTCTTTTAAAGCAAATTCTCTATTAGCTTGCGCGATTTCTTCTGACCAATCTGGGATAAAGTCTGGGATAGCAGTATGAAACTCTTTAACTTGTTTGTTAAATTGTTCAATTCTGTCTTCCTCAACTTTTCTTCCCATATTTTCCAACATAGAATCCCTTCGGCTTTTACGTTGAGCATACTCTTTTGTTGCTTTATTAAACTTTCTTTCAAGTTTAGAAGCTTCGTAGTCATCCTCGCTGTAAGCCTCATCAACCCTCTTTTCAAGAGCTTCTAAGATCTTCTTGTCTTTATTATCCTGGTCTTGCAATAGTTGAGCATTTATTTGAGCAAATACCTGAGCATCTGCTTTGTATGCCTCTAACTCTTTAGCTTGTTTCGCAAGTTCATCCCCTTTCTTTGACTGGTGTTGTTTAGTTTGATAATTAGCAATAAGCTCTTCCATAGTAACTTCACTTTCTTCCCCGTCAATCTTAACCGGGACTGTAAAGTCCATATCAATCTCATCGTCATCCGATTCATCCGTATCATCTTCTTGGGTAGCGTCCTCAGACTCATCCTCATCTTCAACTTCTTCTTCTTTTTCATCTTCCTCAACTTCACCAACTTCTTCAGCGTCCTCTTCGGTGTGTGGATCGTCACCTGCGAGTTCTTCTGTGGCTTCATCACTTTCTTGGGTAGCTATTTCTGGTTCTACACCTAAAACATCATCCGCCAAAGCGTCAAAGTCAAAGTCCTGAACTTGCGACTCATCCGTTTGGGTAGCTTCGCTTTTTTGTTCTGACATATAGTCTCCTATTTTTAGTAGAAGGCCTATTTAAGGCCTCTCAATCAATCATCAAATAGTTCTTAAATAGAACTTCTCTTTTTAGCAGTTGTTTTTTTAACTGCTGGTTTTCTTGGCACTGCTACCTTTACGGGGGTAGTTCTAGCAACCAAATTTTTCTTTGCTTCTATTAAATCATTTAGAATAGAGGCTTGACTTCCTACACCTCTACCTAATGCTAATACACTAATAGTAGCTTTAATACTAGATTCTAACTTGTCTAGTGCTTTTTGTTCAACATCTGTCATCATTCATCCTTCAGTTCTCGAGCTTTATTATTTTTAGCAGTAATTGAGCGCTCGATATTCTTCATCACTGCCCCTTGACTAATAGCTAACTTATAGATAAACTCTCTCGACTCTGTTTCAAAGTGCTTAGTTTCTAACCATTGCACAAACAGCTGATTGAGGATATCCTCAGTGACCATAGTCATAGTGTCTTTTATTTCATCACATTGATAACCTTTAGTTAAGGTTCTCTGTGCGTCATCATAAACTGACACCTTTTTTGGCTTACCATCAGAATCCTTTTTAAAATTCTGATGTCTATTGTACTTATTCATTCAGCTTTCTCTCATCTATTATTGTTGTCCCATCAACTGAGATGGGTCTATTCCTGCTTGCTGTGCCATCTGCATAGCTTGTTCAGGGTTTTCCATAACTTGTTGAGCTAATTGCTCTCCTTGTCGTTGGATCTCTTCCGCTTCTTTCTCTGCAGTCTCTGTATCTTGATAAAGCTCTTGGAAGTGTACTTCTACTTTATCAGGGGTTTGAGCACCTTCTGTGCCTTGAGCTTTAATAACAAGTTCAGCCCATTTACGGTTTGACTCATCTTCTGCTTCAAGCAGCTGACGCTTATTGTCAATCTTCTTATTATCAATCTCTGCTTTTAGATAACTAATATTAGCTGAGGCTGTTTGTGCATCTAACTGTAACTTTTCAAGCTCTGCTTGTTTGGCTTGCTCAGCATTCGCCGAAGCTTCTTGTTGCTTCTGCTGAATTTGTTGCTGCGCCGCTTCATTAGCAGGGTCAACTAAGTATCTAGTAGGATCTAACCCCATATTAGCAAGAATATCTGTAGCTAAATTGAAAGAAGCTAATGGATTAATATAAGGAGCTGATTCAGGGTCCCCTGCCATAACAGGAAGCATCTGAGCTATCTCGTTTAATTTCATCCCTACATTAACATTAGAATTTTCACCTAAGTTAGCTTGAATATCCAGATCCATATTGGAAGGCATGGTTTGTAAAACTTCAGGAGTTAATGAAGCATATCCTTTGCCTGTTTTATAACGCATAGGGTTCTTCAAATTCGCCTTCATCTCTTTTAAGATTCCTCGACATAGATCTTTAATGCCACTTTCTACAAAGCGTCTAGCAATATGCTCAACACGAATTTGAGCTGCATTTTGAGCTCCCGACATCTTCTGCTCTGAGTTACCAGAAACATATAAAGTGTCATTTAATCCCATTGCAGTCTTACTAAGACCAGTAGATTGTTCTTTCTGAATACCTAAGAACTCAAGCATTGCTCCAGTACCTGGACTTATTTGTTCAGGAGTAATTTGTTGAATTGCTGCAGCAGGATTACCATTGGTAGCAATAATTTGCTTAGGCAATGGGTTCTGTAATGCTGCAAAGTCAACAATATTAGGATCGGCAAGTGTTCTACCATAGTTGCCGAAATAAACGTTCTCAACAAAACCACGCATAATAGCTGTAGTGGCTTGTGTTTGAGGGCGTGCCATATCTAATAAAGACAACCCATAAAATTCATGAGGGATCTCAATCGGATTAAGGACGGCAATAGGAATGTACGAACAATCCTCTTCTTCTAAAATAGTACTACCTGCTTTAATTACATGTTTTAGTTCAGCAATACCATCACCATCACGGTCAGAGCGAATCCAGCATTCAACCACAGTAACAGATATATTAGCTTCATCTTCTTCGTCATCTGAATCGATCCAATTATCAAGCCCTGCTGATTGCTTACGAGCATAAGACTCTAATGACCATTCTGAATCTCTGAAAGAAGATTCTTCACCCATTTCAGCTAAGTCACCTGTAAAGTCTGGCCACATAACTCGTATTTCAGATCTAGTCATGTCAGATACTAATCCAACAAACCTAGCTTCACTTACAGATTCTGCAGCTTTATCAATCATAAATGATTCAGGAGGAATATTTCTAATCTTTACTCCTGATTTATTGATCTTACGCCTTAAGCGCACATCTTCATAAATAATATCTTCAGTTGAAAGCTCTTTAATATTAAGATCTCCTACAATTTCAACGTTTCGATCTGCTAAGATTTGATCTAACACAGCTTCTTGAATTGAATCGTATTCCTCAACCTCATAGTCAAAGTTTTCTTCCCACCCCCAGGTTATGGCACTGTTACCGAATACAACTGCCGACTTAATCCAGGTAGACAATTTTGTCCAGCCATCTGAATTTGAGTTAAACAAACAGTAATTTACTACGTCCGAAGCAACCTGGGAGGCTTTAATAGAAGCCACTTCGTTGCTATAAGGGACAAATAATGCTAACTTATTGTTATCAAGTAGTAACTTAGTTAACAGTGCGGTATAACCTTCTGCAATTTCTGCAGAATCTGATGAAACAATTTTAGATACACCTTGAGGTTCTAAATCTCCTCTAGCTTCTAAACTCATTTCGTAAATTGAATTTTCACGTCGTTTAGACGCATCAGAAGAGCCTGTATACCCTCCTGTTGCGTTTCTCATATTCCTATCAATGGAATCTATCAACATGTCATCTGTAACTTTTTCTATTTTATGTTTGCTCATTCGCTCGCTCTCGATTTTTTTATATACACTTAATTTAAGTACAAAATAAAGTTCTTATTAATGGAACTTATAGCCATTTTGTATCATTTACTTGGTAAGTGGCATTTAATTCACCCCAACTAAACGATTGGTTAGTGAGGGAATGCCCATGCGTCCTATATGCTTCACATGTAATTGCCAAAGACATAACCATATCATCATGATGGCCTAATGAAGCCTCTGGCTTACCTTGTGGAGTAACAATGAAATTACGTAATTCTTCTATCGCTAAAGCAGAAGGAATAGCAATATCTTCATCTTCAATCATACGCCTAAGATTAGAAATGATTGGAGATCTTGTTGCCGCAGTTGTTTTAAATCCTAAATGATTAATGCTATCTGAAACTGTATTGGCTACTTTCTTTTGCTGATAGATATTCGGATAGTTCATGCCATGAAGTTGTTGAACTGTCGCAATACCAATAGAGTTAGCTTCTGGGCATAGCAATGCATTGTTATACCATCTTCCTAAGTAAAACAATATTCTGCCATATCGAACAGGATCTGTTCTATTGCTTCTATATATAGCTACGACTTCTCTATTACTAGTCATAACACATGCTACAGAGTAATCTCCCTTAACACCTAATGCGACATCTGCTCCAATCAGATATTTATCATCTCTTTTCGGGGCTTGCCATACAGAAAGAGTACCTTCGGTAGATTCGTCAAAAGAACTATATGAATCATTAAATTCTCTAATTGAATCAGGAGGACTCGTAACATATCTATCTAAAGATTCTTTATTAAATACAGAGCTACCTGACTGCAAGAAAGATTCTTCTGCTGTAAAAGGATACTCCTGTTTAAATAGGTTTAAAGATGTTTCTGCTATTTTGATTCTTCGCCAATACAGTTGGTTATCACTTAGCTTCCACTTCTCCTTTAACTTTTCTTCTTCTGGAGCCCACTCAATTCCATCCGGGCATTCTAATGTGTATTCGTCTTGTAAATACCAAGGGACAAATAAAGGAGTGAAGTTACCCTCGCCCTTCTCAGCTTTATTCCACAAGTCGTAATAAACACCTTGCGCACCATTAGATGTACTATTGATAATAATAATACTACCTTTGGTCAGAGCTACAGATTGAAACAAACCTGCCATTACCTTTTCAGCATTCTGGAAGAAAGCAGTTTCATCACATAGCAATGCAGTGTTAGTAGTACCACGTCCAGGGTTATCAGCGCCCGCAGTAAACAATCTAAATTTAGAATCGTTCTCTTCGAATACCATTTCACGTTTGTTCGATATACCTAACTTAGGCTTTAGATTCTTCGGTAAATTCTCCCAAAAGGTTTTACTCATTTGAAAGATTGATTCTGTTGTTGGCTTATCCAAACTAATAATAACTGCTCTAGTATTGCCATAGAAGATTGTTCTATGAAATATCAAAGCAGAACTAATAGTTGAAAAACCTGCTTGACGATACTTAGAGATGATCATTCTTACATAACCAATTTCTTTCATCTGTCTTACAAATTCATTTACAACAACAATTTGTGCTTTATTAATTTTTAGATGAATTAATCCTTTATCTGCATCTTTAGGATAAATCATTAATGCTTCTTCAATGAAAGCAAGAGGATCTTTTTTCCATCTATCCCATACTTGCCGCTTCTCAAGTTCAACTATCAGCTCAGCAGCTTCTTTATTATTTGTCATTTACAATTTTTAAATTTTTTAATTTTGCTGTAATCTCTTCTGAAGACATATTTTGAACATCCTCTTTTTCTGCAAGAGCGTCTTTAGTAGGCTCAATATATTTATTAGCTTCCATAATTGCTTTAATCGCAATCTGATCACCTGCTGCTGTGCCTTGAGCG